TTTTAGAACATATATGTGGTGTGTCACTTTTGATGATGTGTCATGTTATCACCCCGCCAAAGTTCAAGGTATAGATCCGACCATAGAAGAAATGATACAGGTTATAAATCCAACACCTTTTGTCCCGGACCAAGCAGCTTTAGAAGCCAAGGGCAGAACACCAGCCCGACCAGAACTTGTACTAGGTTCGACCAACACGAAGACACTTAACGCGAATATGTACTACTCACATGCCCCAGCTGTGCAAAGACGAATGCCCTGGGTTATCACACTCAAAGTCAAAAAGCAATACGCCATGGAGGATGGCCGCTTAGACTCCTCCAAAGTCCCTCGAAACAACAATGGTTATCCCGATTATTGGGACATTACCGTTGAAGAGGTCAAAACCATTCCTGTACAAAAAGGCATTTCGAGCAATGCTCCTTATATGCCAATTACTTTTGAAAACCAGGAGATGAAAAATGTCTCCATGGGTCTTTTCTTACAGTGGTACAAATCAACCATTGTACGACACCAAGCGAATCAAGAAGGTATGGTTCATGCAGTTTCGAACATCAGAGAGACCGCATTTTGTGATTGTTGCGCGCTACCTGAAAACTTATGTTTAACGTTGCAAGCTACAGATTACATGACAACCTTCGAACGAACCACGTACTTGACTGCGACGTGGATGTTGATAGTATATCTTTTCTTACACATTTCTTCTTTTTTAACACGAATTTTTGCTCTACACTACGTTTGGTCTTGTTACAATTCCATAATCGTTAGATTTGTAAATATACGCAACTACCTTGTGAACGGTTCCCATAGACTGACCCCTACTAAACGAAATTTTCGTGAATTGGGGCACATGGTCCAAACTCGAATAGGACATCCATATGTCCTTTTAGCCCTTGGAACTTTTGTGGCGCTTAGCACCACAGTGTACAAACTCTCCAAGCGCGTGATGACTCTGCAAGGGAATAACTTCTCTAAGCCTGTACCACACACTAAGGAAAGAACAAATGTCTGGTACAATCGAGGTGAGATGAGTAATTTTTCGATTCCTGATCATAGTAAATGTGCGACAAATGAAGATGTCGTAGATAAAGTTTCGAAAAACACCTTTAAATTCTTCTGTCAGAATCCAAATGATTACAAAAGTGGATCGAAGGAAGGAAAAGGCGGTTATATGATGGGTGTTAAGGGTCACCTATTCGTGTGTAATAATCACACAATACCTAGTGGTGATTTCATTTTACGGTTGACAAAAGCTAAAGTGTTCAATACACAAGGCATAACGTCAGACCGTACTTTTCTTGTGACACAAGACCAAGTGCAACGTTTTTCAGAGCACGATTTGGCCTATCTCACATTACCACAGGTGTCACCTGTTAAAGATATTTCTAAGTACGTAGCCGATGAATCATTAGATTCCCGTGCACCGTGCTCGATTGTCAATACTACTCAAATACGCCAATTACCTATGATTTCGAGGAGCAATGGCAGTACACTACCTTTAGATGATTATGATAGGGTGGCTGTCTGGTATGGTAGAGCTGCGACTCCTACTCATGACGGAGATTGTGGTAGCCCATATGTACATTTTTCACCGTCCGGTGCTCAAGTGATTGGCCTGCATGTTGCGGGTGAAAATGGTGTTGTTGCCGCTGTTCCTCTACGTAAACAAATTCTTCTGGATCTGGTTGCCAAAGAGGTGATTGAGGCTGGTACACCAAACATCCAATCCATATCTGCACCTAGACAATTACGAAGTCTCGATGTCAAATCTCCAATACGATACATAGAAGAAGCTGGATCGTTGAACATACTCGGGAGTTTTGTGGGTTTTCGAAATCAACCCAAAACGACGGTAAACATTTCTCCCTTAGCGCCAATACTCGAGAAGTTTGGCTTTGTACAAACACACACAAAACCCGTCATGTCTGGTTGGGTGCCTAAGCGCACAACGTTGCAGGAGTTAGTACATCCTCCTCAACTCTTTCGTCATGATATAATACAAAAAGTTAGAAATTCATTTCTTAAAGAAATACTTGCGGTTTTACCGCAATCACAAATCCACGAATTACGACCCTATGATCTCTTTACAGCTATCAATGGTGCAGAAGGAGTCTCTTATGTTGATTCCATTAATAGAGCCACAAGTGCGGGTAATCCTTGGAAGATGTCTAAAAAACATTTTCTAAAACCAATTGCCCCAAGAGGTGGTTTAACGGATCCTGTTACTTTTGATGACGAAATACTTAACCGTATTGATGATTTTATTAAGGTGTACTCTACTGGTAAACGTAATATGCCAAATTTTTGTGCACACTTAAAAGATGAACCTGTTTCTTTTAAAAAGGCTAAGATAGGTAAGACAAGAGTTTTTGCAGGGGCTCCCGTTGACTTCTCAATAGTTGTTCGACAATACTATCTACCATTGGTTCGACTCATGCAAAATAATCGTTTTGCATTCGAATCTGGTCCGGGAACCATTTCCCAGTCCAAAGAGTGGGGCGATATTTATAGATATTTAACACAATATGGTACACAGAACATGGTGGCAGGCGACTTCAAGATGTTTGATAAGTCTATGCCCTCACACATGATACTGAGTGCCTTCTGGATTCTGCAAGAGATAGCCAAACATGGCGGTTACACACCAGAAGATGTGACCATTATGAAGGGCATAGCGGAAGATACTGCTTTTTCTTTGATTGATTACTTTGGTGATTTGATAGAAACTTTTAGTTTCAATCCGTCAGGTCATCCTTTGACAGTGATAATCAATGGATTAGTCAATTCGATGTATATGCGATATGCATACTTCGTTAACAATCCTGAGAAAGAGTGTGACTCTTTCAAAAGAAATGTGAATTTATTCACATATGGTGATGACAATTGTATGGGTGTATCAGACACCGTACCATGGTTCAATCACACTTCAATAGCTTCTTCCCTTAGGGAGGCTGGTATTACATATACCATGGCTGACAAGGAGGCTGAGAGTGTGCCATACATTTCAATTGATGAAGTCTCCTTTTTGAAGAGAACGTGGCGCTTTGCGCCAGAACTTGGAGATTACGCTGCTCCTTTGGAGCTCGATTCAATACAAAAAAGTCTGATGATATGGACTTACTCGAAAACTGTAGCTCCACCAGAACAAGGTGTTGCTGTTATCTCGAGTGCTATTCGTGAATACTTTTTCCACGGACGAGAAATTTTCGATAAAATGACCAAAATTTTAATTGAGGTTGTCGATGAATTAGAGTGGAATGCGTATGTTACGAACACAACATTTCCCACTTGGGACTCTCTAGTTTCCCAGTGGCATGATGCTTCTCGTAATTTGCGAGAAGATTAGTCGAACTTATGGGCTGTTGAAAGATGTCCAATCTAAACCAAATTTTCACACTTGTACATAGTTACCTATGATTTGTCATTAATCTTACGATATGTCATAATGGATGACAGGTGATTTTCGCATGAGCGTTCCTCAAAGTCCCTATTTAGGGAAGGGCGGCTGAACCCACAAGATGAACCGGAGAGATAGCGTGGGATTGCTACTCTCTGTATATAGTCCTGCTTCTACAAATGATTCTACAACGCTGGCCAGCGATACGGCTAACATGAAGGGTATGAGCAATATCACAACCGAAAATGTGATGATTCATTCCCAAAGTCCTGTTTCTCAGGACCCTAAACATAATCAGTTGACTACCACCTTCGTGGATGATAATCCAGGTGAAATTATGGCATTCAATCCAGTTAGTGATAAGACGTTTGATGACTCCGGCATGTCCGATTATGAGTTGTCTAAGTTTTTGTCCCGACCTGTTAGAATTGCATCTTATACCTGGACTGAAGGTAGTACGATACTCCAAACACTTAATCCTTGGCACCTTTATTTCAATGATACCCGAATTAAAAAGAAAATCGATAATTTCGGTTTACTGAGGGCAAATCTTCATCTCAAAGTAGTTTTGAATGGATCCCCCTTTTATTATGGTTTGGCTATGATGTCGTATGAGCCATTACCAACTCTTTTCCCTGCCGGTGTGGTCCCAGCGGGTGGATTGAATTTACTGCACCTTACTGCAGAATCCCAACGTCCAAAGATTTTTCTGGAAGCTGGATACAATAAAGGTGGTGAGATGGTTTTACCTTTCTTTTACCACCAAAATTGGATAGAAGTGAAAGAGGCTGATAATTTCACTGATATGGGCAAACTCACCATTCGCTCGTTTGGCAATTTAGAAAATGCGAATGGGGTAGCCTTGTCCAATATAGACATCACTGTCTATGCATGGGCTGAGGAGGTTGCAATTTCCGCTCCTACTGCGCAGTTGGCATTACAAGCTACAATGCAGTTAGAGGAGGGATACACAAGCGAGGATTCTTTTCTTGAGGATCTTGAGTGTGTCCTGTGCGGAGTTGGTGAATCTCAATGCCAATGCACAATATTAGATGTTGGAGATAAGATTATAGAAACCATGACCAATGGAAGGTCTAAGGGTTGTTTTCATATTCTCTATCGTCTTCTCTCGGGTGTTGGACGTATTGCATCGCGCACTCATGTTGATGATGCTCCTCGCACACTGAGATTGCAGTCTTCCTCTTTCATGGAGACTGCAGGACGCATTACTGGCGCTGCTGGTAAAGTGGCCAACAATATCACCGAATCTATCTCATCTTCCCGCCCGATGTCTCTTTTGAGAGAATCAACGGGATCCAAAGATGAATATGGGATGGGCGTGGTGTCCAAACCGGCATCTGCGATTGCTTCTTTCGCTCAAAAGATGTCAAATACACCTTACATAAGTCCCTTTGCTACCGCGACCTCACTTGTCGCTGAGGCTACTGGGCGTTTTGCCTCATTGTTTGGCTGGTCGAATCCTCCTGTGATTGAGGATGTGGTTGCCTATAGACCAAATGTTGTGCAATCTTTGGCTTCACCTGATATCAGTTATCCGACTGCCAAATTGGTGATTGATCCGAAAAATGAGTTGACCATTGACTCTCGAACTGTCGGTTTGGATGGAACTGACGAGTTATCTATTGATTATCTCACTGGTAAAGAAGCTTACCTGGGCTCCTTCACGTGGCAACAATCTGATGCTGCGGGAGCACTACTACATGGTGCAGCTGTTAATCCATGTATGGCCTTGACTGATGTTGGGCTTGGAATGCATGGTGCACATAATTGCACCCCGATGACACATGTGTCGCGCATGTTTAAATACTGGCGCGGCGATATTATCTTTCGTTTCAAATTTGTACGGTCTAGATATCACGCTGGGCGTGTTCGTTTCACTTGGGATCCAGTTAAAGATATCACAGCCGAGACAGATACTGAAATGGTTACTTTTAACCAGGTTTATGATCTTTCAGAGGATGGTGATATAGAAGTTAGAATCCCTTACACACAAGCGACGCCCTTTTTGAATGTCCCCAATTATAACTATCGGTTTGCTGCTGCTGGAGTAGCACCGGTAGCGGGGTCAGACAACGGCTCATGGACAATGCGAGTGCTGAATAGACTCACAGCTCCAGACGCTACGTCTGATGTTCGTTGCAATGTTTTCGTGCGGGCTGCTAACAATTTTGAACTTGCAGAACCCGCTGATTTAGCCAATGAAGAGTATACGTATTTTAATACTTTGGAATCTTCCACGGTTATGGATACGAATCAACTGGCGAATATGAATGATATGGGAGATAAAACATACTTGAGTAATATGGGTGAACGCATTCGATCCTTGAGATCTTTGCTGAGACGAAGTTGTTACACTCGTTTGCTCACTGCGGAAAGCGCAACTGGTATCAATACTATTACCGCCTCCGTTTCTGGTCGAAATCCTTTACAACCGGGTTTTGATCCTAATGGTATTCATTCTACCTTAGCACTTAACAGCTACAATTATGTTGTGCACAATCCTATAACTTGGTTGTCCCCTTGCTACGTTGGACAACGAGGTGGAGTTGTATGGTCGATCATTCAACATGCGACCGATAACGCACGTATGATATATGCGGCTCAACGAGTTCGCACTACACGTACTGCTGCCGACCATTCACTGTTTATTTCATCAGCTGCTGGTCTTAATATAACAAACCATCTTGCCGTTACTTGGCCAAAAATCTACGGCACCGGGGGTGGTGGTGCTGTTACACACTCCGAAACATGTGCAGGTCTTTCTGTGCATGCCCCTTTCTATTCGAGATATCGGATGGAAGATACTGATCCTACTACTCGAGTTTTGGGTAACTCCACTCTCGAAACAGACACGGACAGTCTCGCTATATATCAACGCTCAATTCACACTGGCACCTATAATGCTTACTATTTGGGAGCCACTTTATACTGTGCTGCGGGCATTGATTTCAATCTTTTCTTCTTTAAGAATATTCCTACGATGTATTACACCCCAATTCCTGCATCTAAGGCGACGTAAAATGTACTGGCGTACTCGGTACATCTCCTCACGGAGTTTTACGGGCACTATGGTCTTTTGACTCCTTTTTTCTCATCAAGTTACTTTGATAGGTTTCAAGCGGTCGATTGACCGTGGAATTTGCCTATGTTAAGTACGATATTTAAAAGGAGTGCCTAGTTAGG